GTTTCTGCTCTTGTTCAGTATTCTCGGTTGTCATGGTTGTGCGGCTCTATGAGAGGGAGGACACCCGCCCTCCCCCATTTCTAGTTTATGATTACGCTATCGTGTACGCGCCGAAGAACGCCGACTGCACGGTGATCGTGATGGTGGCGGTGTTCGCGTCCGTCAGCTGCGGATTCACGACCATCGCCTCGACCTTGCCGATCCAGTAGAAGACGGTGTTTTCCACGCTGCCCGTGGCCATGCCAGTCGAGGCCGTCGAGGCATAGTTCGCCGGCTTCGAGTTCAGGAGCGCGAAACGGAAGACGTACTGCTTGCCGTCGCCGACAAGAGCGCCCAGGATAGAGGCGGCGTCCCACTCGGTTGCGACGTAGTTGATGTTGATCTCGATCTGAGGAGAATCGGCTTGACCCTGAATCTGCTGCGAGGTCTTCTGGCCGTAGGTCGGGACGTTGACGATGTTCGGAGGAGTGCCCATCGCGGGGAACTCACGAACGTTCTTGACGCGCGTAAAGGTGTTCGCGGCCTTGGTACCGCCGTTCGAGTTGATCTCGGTGGCGAACAGGGCGTCGAACTCGGCTTGGGTGTCGAGGTTAGCGAACGTCGGCGGGGTGGCCGGGGTCGCGACCGACAGGTCCGAGAACATGCCAGCGCCGATCGAGGTAAGATGTGCCATATCTAGAAAACTCCAAAATAGCTAAAGCGGATAGTGTAGGTCGACCGGTGCAAGGTTCTATTTTCGGAATCCAGTCCATCGTGGCTCAGCGCGCTACCGAAGAACTGCGTCCGGGTGCCGGCCTCCGTTGAGAGGCTCTTGCCAACCAGATACGAGTCGAGTTTGTCTGCTATAAGAGAGGCTCTGTTAGGACCCTTGCCTGCAGAAGTGAATATGTCAATGATGACTACACCAGATGTTGAATTCGGATTTATTCCGTAACCGTCCGGGAGAATCGAGACTCTTACAAACTCCTCGCCGGTGTTCATAGCCTGCACATTTGCAGGGTACGTTTTGATGTCCTCTGTTACCCAGGTAGACTGAGCGAATACGGAAAATACGTTCTTCTCAATGTTCTCGTATTTACCCATGTCAGCCTTCCTTGTATATCTCGGCAAACACGGTATAGCCGTTGTTGCTTATCACGGGTCCCAACTTCCAGGTCTCACCGTTGTAGAGCACTGCATCATACATGGTGAGGTCACCGACTCCGCGAGACTTGAAGAGGATCTCTCGTCTGGTAGAGTTGTGCTTGCTGGAACTCTTCTTGTCCTCGATGAAGACCGCCTTCGTAACGACGTCGGAGGTCTCGCCCTCCTCAAGCTGCGACGAGGCGAAGTCAAAGCTCACAGAGCTCTTCTTGCGCAGCGTCACGGTCTTGGCGAGGTCTTTCAGCTGATTGAAGACAAGTGTCAGGTTGGCGTCTATTATATTCGCATAGCCCATCAGTTCGCCCTCCACCACGGATGGCTGGAGAGGGAACCGCGGCTTTGCATGAGAGGTCTTATAGTCCTGAGAACGTGGGCTGGGATTACCGAGGCGGCGAGTATGGTATCCAGCTGGATCGGGCCGACCGTTATGCTCTTCACAGAGCCGGAACTGTCCAGGAGGCCGTCGTTGTTGAGCAGATGATATGCCAACTCGAGGGCGCCCTGAATTATCCGACGCGGCACAGTGTCCGGGTCCAGCGTCACGTACTTGCCAAGCAGTGGGTCCAGGTAGGACACCTCTTTGCGAGGAAATGCTAAAGTCTGTGTTTCACTTACAGCGACTCCGGACCATTCTAGCTCGTTGAGCAGGGACGTAGCAGTAACGAGGGCCCTGGCCTTCTGGTCCTCTTCGGCCTCATCCCAGGCCGCGACGTCTATACGGTTCTCAAAGTAGACGTCAGCCTCCTCGACAGTAGCAAATGAATTGACATCCTTTTCGAGCGCCATAAGTGTGCTCCCTCGTTAGCCGTGGAAGACTGGCAGGATACCCAGCGAGAGCGCCGAGGCAACCTTACGGGTCCACACGCCTTTCGTGGAAGCCAGCGTGCCGGAGGCGACGGAGGCGAGGTCCTTAACCGTGCTACCCTCGACGACGTCGTAGTAGTTGGCGTCCGACGGGAAAGCATCGGCACTACCGACCCAGTTGTAGCCGGCCGGATGCACGATGTAGCCCCAGCGATACCATAT